ATCTTTTAACTATCTCCTTCCTGAGTAACTTCTTCCCGCCTATCCAACTTATAAAACTATTCATATATACCTCCTATGTTCCAGATAATACTATTATATACGAACATATGTTCTATATCAAGGTAGACTATGGATAAACTTTATAAATATAGATTCATGGTTAAAATTTATGCTATAATAATTATCAGGAGAATAAGGATGTTTTTAGTTAGTCACCCTCCGGACTTTATCTCTTACAAAGGAGTCGTTGCGGTTAATCTGACAGCAGAGGGGGTGACATATATGAATGCTTATGTTATTATCGTTTCCATAGTATGCGTAACAACAATGGGCATAGCTTTAGGAACTACAGTAATTTTTGCTATGCTGGCATATTTAAAGGAAAAAGCTGTACTTAAACATAAAAATAACTTTAGGGATAATAATGAAATTTCTATCATTGTTGATGATGAAGATAATCATTCAAAAAATTAAAATGCACCCATTCGACTAAGTGCATTTTAATTAACTAAAAATATCATACAAAAACCGTAACGGCTTCTTTTAAATATATTATATCACATTATACTATATTTTAAACATATGATTATTAATTTTACATAGAAACAAAATTACAATAATTTGTACTCGTAAGTTATTATAATATAATTATTATTTTAAGAAAGGAGTAGTGTCTTGGAGGCAAACTATATTAGCATTATTATTACTATTGTTAATTTTGCTTTATTAATAGCAATTATATTTGGCATATATAGAGTGATAAAAAGTTTCAAAAACTTTTTCATCAGAAATAAAGAAATGGACAAGAAGATAGATGTTATTTTAAATAAATTAGATGATAAAGAGAACAAAACTAAAAATTTTTAATTTACATCTTTCTATTTTTATCAACTAAAATAAACCCTAGAGCAATTTTCCACTCTAGGGCTAAAATTATTGAGCTGGCTGTGCTGGATGAACTGTAGCGTTTGGCACAGGTTGAGTTGCTTGGGTATTCGTATTCTGTGTAGTCCCCACCGTGTTCTGTATAGTAGTAAGTTTCTGTTTCAGCTGTGAATTTTCTGCTTGTATCTTCTGTAGCTGTGTATTTTTTTCTGCCTCTGCAGGAGCAGCATGTCCCAAATCGTTAACTCCCTCCTGGATGAAATCATCTATGAGCTTCTTTTGGTTGTCCGTTGGATCTACATCTATTTCCTTTAATATACTATAGACCGTATTCCTTGCATAATTGAATTTTTCTTCATTATCCTTTAATTTCCCAGCATGTCCCAACTGTTCAGCTATCTTTGCCGCAGAAATAGCCTTGTTTTGGATTAAATCCACTAGGTTTGCGCCAGTTCTTAATTCTGGAATTGTCTTAGCAACCTGTATAAGTGGCTCTGCTGCTTCTAACACATTTTGCGTAGTATCCAATACTTTTTCTGCATCAATGTTCTTTTTCTTTAGGAATGGCACCAATCCAAAAATAGCTCCAATTACACCTACTAGAACACCACCGACTGCTAAAATATCATTTGTGTTAATCATTTATATTACCTCCATTTTTAGTTTGTTAAGAATATATCCCATGTTTCAGGCCTTAGCACTCCATCAGTGAGCCTGCCCCATGCCTTTTGCAGATTAGTTACAGCTTGGAAAGTAGACTCATCATAAATCATTTCTGTATAAATCCCCGCTTTCAGATATCCATATATAACAAGCTTCTGTTGAATCCACAGCACCACATGGCTTTTATGGCCCTTTATGATAATATCCTGTATGCCTTTCAGTGCGGCTATGGTTGCAGGGCCTGCCACGCCATCCACCTCTAATCCTGCATTGTAATCTATATTCAAGTTGTATTGGAGAGCTTCAATCTGCTCCTTTAATTTATCTACACTGGGACTGGGCGGTGTAGATCCTTCTGCTCCTGCCAAAATATCTTCTGTAAACCAATCTAAATCTACATTGCCATCTACCCCTAAGACAGAGCCTTTATCTGTATACTGCCAGGAAGTATTCGCATAGGGATTACTGCTTGACCCATATTCAGCTATCCACAGCTTGATATCAGAATTTATATTACCCTTTAGATAGTTCTCATAGAACCACTTATTTGTATAAACTCCAATCTTCTTGCCGGTTCTGGACACGAACAATGAAGCAAACTGATTAACAAAATTTATAGCCGTCTGTTTATCCCATTTCCAGCTGTAACCTTCCGGCGGTTGTTCTATATCCAACCAGTGAATAGTATCAAATACCATTCCTGATATATATCCGATAAAAGCATTTACTTCAGAACTGATGTCTCCATGTCCTGCAAAATGATAAACTCCAAATAAAATACCCAGCTGCTTGCATATATTCCGTCTATAAGACAGATATTTATCTGTATAGTAAGTTCCTTCTGTGGCCTTGTTTATAACAACCTGGACTCCTGAATCTTTTACTTTTTGCCAGTCTGATACCCAATTGTTCGAGTTTATGTCTATACCCTTTAACATAAAAGTTTACCTCCTTATTTATTTTTTAATTGTTCCAATACATTAATTAATTTTTTAGGTACAGGTATACCCAATTTGACTGCATTCTCTGTCACACTTATTCCTTCCATTGCTACATAAAAATATATGACCATAGTCCTAAATGTCCAGTGTTGTCCAATAAGTCTGTCCAGAAGTACAGCTAATACCAAAATCAAAAGTATCATAAATTTTTTTTTAAGGCCTTCAAAGCCCCTGGAACTATTTAGATCTTTTTCTTTCCACCCGCACATAAGCCCCGTAGCATAATCCAGGACCATACAGGACACCAATACCTTTAACCCTACTTCCCACCCTCCGAAGCACCATGTAAACAATGCCCCTATTGTAGAGCCCGTAAACCCTATGGCCACTAATTTTCCTGTAAACTCCTTAAAATAGCTTATAAGATATTCCATTTCTAGCCTCCTGTTTTAGGGCAAAAATAAAAAAGCTATCTCTAGCTCCTGTTTTGCCCTTGTATTCTATGCTGTATAGTCTTCTCCAGTTATAGTCTTATATTCATCTGCTGTAATTATGTTTTTCTGCGTTGCTTGTTTTACCATATCCAGAGATACCCAGCTATTTTTATAACACATGCTCCAAAAATTAAAATATTTACTCATTTATATATCCCTCCTAATTTAATTGCATCTGAGCCACAGTCTGGCTTAAAGTTTGTATTTGGTTTTGAAAATCTGCATTTTGAAGTGTTAAATTTGCTACTATTTGAGCTAGTACTTCATTTTGGCTTGGTTGTTGATTGGCAGATTGCATATTTGCCTTCTCTGTGTTGTATTGGTCTGTTGTTATTTCCTCTACATCTGTAGGAAGCGTAGAAAGTTCTTGTGTAGTTGCAACTACACAATATGTTGCCCCTGTAGGGTACAACTGGCTTCCTACTATAAATTTGCTTATATCCAACTCTTTATAGTCTGGCTGTCCGAATGTGTTCCAAAAATTATTTATTCTTATATATTTCATTTAAAAACCTCCTTTATATACTCGCTAATAAATTAAACGCATAATCACCATAAGCTAATTTTATAGTTACATTGCTAGATATATTTACATAGTATAATCCTACTACATTACTAGAATTTTTAGCTAATACTAATATATCTGTAGACATTGGTATTATTCCAAATGCGCTACCACTTACTACAGTTTGTTCACCAAGATTATTAAGATTGAAATCCTTGCAATATATAATACAGTTCCCAGAAAGAACATTTTCCAAATAGAGCTTATTATTATCTTCATCTATTAAACCATTTAAACGAGAATCTGATTCTCCTACTATTGTTGTACCATTTTTATCTGATAATAATACTCCATCTGTTCCTTGCCCCGTCCATAATATATGATTTTTTGTAACTGATACTGGATATAGAGTATAGCTATTATAAGATACAGTAATAGTTTTTATGAGAGTACCTGCATTATTAAATAAATAACATTTATTAGCAGATTCGCTACAATATAATCCTTCACCTTTTATATAAGAAACTGCTTTATAAGTATTTTGATTACTGGCGAAATTGACTACTCCTGGATATAAATCTTGCTTTTCTTCTAATGTTCCAACAACACCATTTATATTAACACCATCTTTTATATTTTCGGCTGTAAGGTTAGGTTCACCTTTAACTTTTCCCCTTCCATTGTGATACCCTGCAGGTATGGCCTGGTCCGCCGTCCCCGGTGTTATCGTTACAGCACCTTTATTAGGCATGGTCCCATTCTGCCCTGCAATAGTTGTCCCAAATAAAACATTGGCTACGGGAACCGTAACTGCATTTACTTTTCCTTGCCCATTATGATATCCCAGAGGTATAGTTTGTGCTGAACCGGAAGGAGTTATGGTTATAGCTCCCTTGTTTGGCATAGTTCCTGTTCTTTTTATTCCATCCGCATTACTGAAAGTAGCTCCACTAAGTACCTGACTTTCCACAGCATTTCCCTGTCCTCTGGCTATAGCGTTTATAGCAGCTATGATATCATCCCAAGAGGCATTATCCTCTAAACTGGCACCTTTGTTGTTTACGGCGCTAATTGTGCCAGATTTTACATCAGCGCCAGATTGAAAAACCTCATTTATTGCGGCCACCAGAGTATTTTTTGCCGTTGTCTTTAGAGTCGACAATGCACCTGCATTATCATTTAGCTTTTTTAACTGCGTATCTATAACATCAGCATTGTCATTAAAATTCTGGGCATCAACTACATCAGTGCCCTCCGGCTTTTTAAGACCGTAATTTGCTGTTGTCTTCATTTATTTTCCTCCTATCCATCATAAACTTTCAGATTGTCCCACGTTTTGGTCTTGGCCTGATCCCATGTAAGATTTTTGTCTTTCAAGAAGTTCCAAACTGTATATGTGTATTTAAAATCATACGCCAAGTGCGCAGGCTTGATATCCTCCAGCATCTGCTTGAAACTCTCCATGTTCTTTGGAATGCCTTTGACTCCTATAAATTGAACTGTGAAGCTGTAATTATCAGGATGTTGAATCACATTGCACTCACCACCTGAGAAGGCCTCTGCGGTATTTTTTATCATCTGTACTGTAGTGGTGCCGGAACCCCTTAGCTTTGCTTTTATGACTTCTCTTCTATCTTCATAGCTTTTATTTAAATCAGTTGGAATATTAAGCACTTTCTCCCAAAATGTAAGCCCCCATGTTGCAGTATCTACAAAACATTGATTGAGAATATCCTCTTCATGCCAGTATGAAAGACCAAGCTCCTTTGCCATTGTATCCTGAAGCTGAATCATAATCGTGTTGTCTTTGTACCATGGTGGCAGATACTTCATTAGGTCAGGGATATAAGGCTGTATATCGTCGCCAGTTATATTATTTCCTGCATAATCTACTGTTCCATAAAGATCATCACCATACATCCATTACACCCCCTTGAGGTCGTTCCATGTACACTTCTTTGAAGACGTCAGAATTCTTGACCAACTGCCCCAACTTCCGACCCTTTTCTCTCTTATCCATATTGAACCACTCGTTGCATTTGTCATTGAAAAAGCCAATTGTGTAACATAATCGGTATCACCAGAACATATTACTAAAAGCTTGTGCCATGCAGTCCCTATTTCAGAAATTCCGTTTGTTACATTGCTGCAGTCATACCAACCATTTGCAATGATAGTATTCAAATCCGCACCTGAATCTAATCTTTTAGCAGATCCACCAAGTCCATAACCACTAGGAGCGAAATCAGAAGAACTTTTCCCTCCAACAGTGTTACTATCTTCTGCTTTATCCACTACACCGTCATTATCCTTGTCATAGGTACTTTTCAGCATATCACCATAGCCTGCACTACCTAAATCATCTTTGGTAGCAAATTTACTGTCGCTTTCGGATTCGGTATAATATCTATCATCATGAGTATGTGCTTTGGGAGCTTGTGCATTTACACCACTTGAATCTAATGTAGCCACTCCACTATTAGCACCCATTTCAGTTCTTTTTACCTGAGCATCATTGGTAACATTTCCTAAACCTACATCCGATTTAGTTGTACCATGTGGGTTAGTTCCACTTCCAGGATGAGTATATACAATATTTTCTGTTCCGCTTATTTTTATATTTCCATTTACAGTGGAATCTTCAACTTTGGTAGCTCCATCTGTAATCCCATCTACTTTACTTTTATAGGTATCATCAAAATCATTTGTAGATAATCCTTTGCCCGATACTTTATCTACTTTATTAGAAACTGTATTCCACAAAGTTCTCTCAGCAGAAGTTATATGCTTTACCGTGTCACTTATATGATCTACTGCACTGTTCCATGCATCTATTAAAGCTTGAGTTATGCTCTGCAATATAGAAAGATTATTGTGAGTATGCTTCTTGCTGTCCGCATCATTCCAGTTACTTATGTCAGTATCTTTCACGAATTCATGTGTACTATCTGTTGTTATCATAGTCGCAGGATGAGTAACGGGATGAATATATTTATTTGCATTATTTTCAATGCCTGCAAGTTTGGATTTTTCTTCACTTGTATAGTCCTCTGTAGAAAGTTGCTTACCTTCAATTTTATCAACCTTTTTAGAAAGTTCAGTCGTAATTGTTGCAGCAAAATCAGGATCATTATTTAAAGCCTTTGCAATTTCTTTCAATGTGTCAAGTGCTTCAGGCGCGGCATCCACTACCATTTGTATTCTCTGGTCTGTCTCAGTTTTATTGTAAGTTTCAGTCTTCAGATATCTTTTATTCAGTTCAGTGTCCACATAAGTTTTCTCAGCTTTATTATTCTCCACAGTTGTAATCCTGTTTTCGGCATCAGTAACCCTGTTGTCATTGGAAGATTTATACCTGTCAACTTCCTTTTGGGTATTCACAACGCTGTCCTGGACTTTATTTATATCTTCAGCTTCTACTGTATCCCCCTGGGTCTGGTAGGTTATATAAACCGGGCTTACATCAGAGAATATTTTAATTGTATTCTTCCATGGCGTAAGGCTTGGTGTTGACACTATAACATTTTCTATTTTGGTACCTGTCAATTTTGACCCCGTGTACACATTAATAGAAGGTAAACTCACATTGTCATGCTGGAGCTCACCTTCATACACACCATTTGTAACCTCGACCTTTTCCTCAATTACGTAAGTGTTATTATCAAGCTTATTCAGTTTTTCTATGAACTTATCAATCTCCTGTGGATATGCCATTTATCACACCCCTAAACTTATAGTTCCTACAACAGGTATTTCTTCATCCGCCAGTGCCATATTTACAGTTCCGCCATTCAAAGTTAAATTATTATAATCTACAACTCCATCTGTGCTTAATAGAATACCTCCAACTTTGGCATAACTTATATAGGTGGAGTTAAAAGCCTGGTCACTCAAATATTTTTGCATGTTTGTATTAAAATTATCCTGCACCTGCTGTATCGTATAACCACTTGCAAGTACTACTTTGGCAGTTATATCTATAGCTTTTTCCACAGCAGATACGACCGTCAATGTTGCACCTATAGGAGCCTTTCCTTCACCATGTCCTTCAGGTTGCGGATCTATATAGTCTTTTACTTTCTGGACAAGCTCAGCATCTGCTGC